GGTTGGAGGCCGCCTTGAGGTCGCCTCCGACATAGGCGCTCGTCTGCTCGCTGGCGTCGGCGAACTTGATCTTGTCCCCGCGGTACTCGATGCCGGAGTCGCCGTGGGCGGCGCTGAACGGACGCCACATGTACACGTCCAGCTTGGCGTGATTGTCGGGCGAGGGGATGCGAACCTCGCCGAAGCTTACCGTGTCCGTCGTCCCCAGCCCGAGGTTGGTGCGGGAGGTCGCCGCGCTCGCCAGCCCCGAGAGGTTGTCGGCCTTGGCGAGATACGACGACATCCCGGCAAGGGTCTGGTAGGTGCTCGCCGCGCTCGCCGAGGTCAGCAGGCCGAGGGTCGCGAAGGACTTGTTCTTCCAGACGCTCGAGGATGACTCCCAGGACAAGAGGTCGAGGTTGGCCTTGCTTGTCAGCAGGACATCCGACAACTCGCCCAGCTCCTGGTAGTTCTGGATGGTGACCTCGATGCTCCCGAGCGAGGGGTGCGACCGGGTGACGATGCCGATGACCACGCCGTGGTTGGGCTGGGTGGGCAGGCCGACCCGAAGCCCGCCGGCCGCGGACTCGGAGAGATACAGGACGTCGCCGGCGTTGAAGGCGCTGGTGTCGAGGCCGGTGATCTCGCCGCTGATGATGACGTCGCCGTCCTGGTTGTTAGGGACGGCCGCCTTGGTGATGCCGATGGTGCGGGCCGAGGTGGCCTCGCTGTCAGCCTGCGCCAGGGCCATCGTCGCCTTGTTGCCGGTCGCGCCCGAAAGGTAGACGACCTTGCCCTTGCCAATCTCCGTCCCGGTGTTGTTGCGGGCGGTGACGAACTCCGACCGGGCCGAGTTGTCAATCCACTCGGTGTCGTAGTCCGTGGCGCTGGCCTTGACGAGTATCTGCCCCTCCGCGCCTCCCGCTGCGACCCCGGGGCCGGCCGGGCCGACCGCCGCGAGCGAGGCGGTGAAGGAGACGGGCCCCTCCTCCATGCTGGCGGTGAACGTCCCGCCGCCGTTGACGGTGATTGAGAGGGCCATTTAGACGGTGATCTGCGGGATGACGGTGAAGGTGACGGTCGAGCTGTAGATGACGACCCCGGTGTTCAGCGTGACCTTGATGTCCCACTTCGCGGGGCCGGTGCTCCAGTCGTCGGTGTCCGTCGCCGGGTCGCTGATGGTGATGATGAGCCCGGTGCCGTCGAGCGAGGTGGCGAGGGGGTGGACGACGCCGGCCGAGTCCAGGATGTCCGACTCGATGGTCGTCCCGGTGAGGTTCGCCAGACCGCCGACCTCGGGGGTGTAGGTCACGGTCGCCGTGAAGGTTCCGCCGCGCTTGAAGTTGAAGGAGGACATCTAGGTTATCAGGGAGGGGGAGCGTCGACGACCTTGCGGACGATGCAGGGAATCTGCAGGTAGGTCTGCACGTCGGTCGAGTCCGTGCATTGGACCTCGAGGGTAGAGGTGACGGAGGTGGCCGAGCCGAGCAGGGTGTCGACGGCGGCCGCGGTGAAGGCCAGCTCTCCGACGTAGCCGGCGGGACCGACCAGGGAGGATGTGACGGCGACCGTCAGGCTGTAGGTCGTGGTGGAGTTGACCGCCGTGACCGAGATGTTGAACTGTCCGGCGCCTGTCTGCGTGACGATTGCCGAGGCGGCGGACCAGCCTGACTGTGCGTCGACAGCGGCCTCGATGGCGGCCTCGATGTCGGCGGCCGTGGCGGACAGGGTCAGCGGGGCGGTCGTCGAGGTTAGGCTGGGCGAGGTGTTGGTGAGGCTGAGGGTGTACGATCCGCCGGTCGCCGAGCCGGGGACGGTCAGGGTGGGCGAGGACCAGGTCGCAGCTGGGGTGGAGACAGCCGACCAGGTGGTGCCCTCGGCGGCAGCGGTTGCGCCGGGCGTACCGACGGAGGCCGAGATCGTCGAGGTGGGGAAGGCGACGGACTCCATGGGGAAGGAGCCTCGGCCGGTGTTGCGGACGAGATACAGCTCGAGCACGGCGGTGTCGTCCTCGTAGAAGATGGGCGTGGGGGCCTGGGTGAAGTTGTTCCAGGCCGAGTAGGCCACGCCGCGGTCTACGTCGATGAACAGTTTCTGTGTGGTGAGCAGGGCCATGCGGACGGTCTACCTATGAGCCCGAGTCAAAATGGGGTCAGCCGTCCTTGTAGTCGGGGTCGGTTCCGACGGTGTCGCCGATGGGATTCTCGTTGTTTGTGGCGGCGCCGTTGCCAACCTCGTTGAACTCGTCGGCGAAGGCCGGGATTGTAATGGTGTCGGCCTGCGTGTTCTCGTCTATCCAGTTGAACGTGCGCCCAAAGGTCTGGTAGCAGGAGATGAGCTGGCCCTGCGTCTCGGTGGCGTAGGCCGGGTAGAAGGCCCAATAGTAAAGGCCGGGGGCGTACTCGACGTCGAACCGGGCCTTGGGCATGATGGTCGTCGGGGAGAAGACGATGCCCTCGTCCGTGCCGATGTTGTAATCGTAGGACTTGGGTGCTCCGTCGTCGTAGGCCGCGGCGCTGAAAGACCAGACGAGCTCGCCGTTCGTCGGCGTGCCCCAGGCGCTGTTCATCCCCTGCGGCATCCCATAAGCGGCGGCCGACATCCCGGAGGGCGTCAGATAAAGGTCGGCGGTCGGGTCGCCGTTGTACTGGTAGTCGGCCCGCACCTGCACCAGCCGCACCTCCTGCGGGAGCGAGACCTCGGCGTGTCCTGGGATGCCTCGGAGTCGGGCCATGATGTAGGAGGCCGGGTAGTCCCAGACCTTCCACTTGCGGAAGTTCCGCCCGCTGATTGTGTAGGTCGACGTCCGCGGGTTGTCGCCGGCCGAGATGCTGGTCATGGCCTCGTAGCGGTATCCCTCGTAGGAGACTTGGTCGCCCTCGACGTAGGTGTTGTCGGGGTTCCACTCCTCCCCGCTCCAGTAGGGGTCGCTCATCGGCTGGACCAGGACCAGAGGGCGGTCGCCGTTCCGGGCTTGGCCCGCACCAAGACCTGCGAGGCGTAGACGAACTGGTTGACTTGCGTGACGTTGCCCCCGCTGACGACCACCGAGGCGATTAGAAGATAGCCGTTGGAGTCCGTGTCGGTCTGGTCGCTGGTCGCCGACTCGACTATGACCGTGTCGGGGAAGAATACAGGCGGCGAGGCGGAGGACGCCTTGAGATAGATGCGGTGCGTGTTGTCGCCGGACAGGGTGAGGGTCGGCGGGGTGGCCGCGTCGAGGGCCGTCGCCGAGATGGTCGGGACGAGGTTGTTGACCGTGCCGGCGCGGACTTCAACCTTGATGCTCGAGCCGTCCTTGTAAGCCTTGACCTTGAAAGGATGGTTGAAGACGCGAGCCTGCGGCAGGATGTCCAGAGAAACGCCGTTGAGGTTCCTCTCGTAGGTGTATCCCGAGCCTGGATTGATGCCGCCCATGGTCAGGTCGTGGCCGCGCGGTCGTAGATGAACTTGTGGAAGCCGCCGGTGGCGACCTTGGCCTGGAAGTTGACCTTGTAGAGGTGGGCGTACATCTCGTACGCGATGCCGGTCAGGAGGGCCTTGCGGTCGTGGTTCGGCGAGATGGGCTGGAACGTCGAGATCAGGACGACGCTCTCGTCGCCAGGCAGGGCGGTGAATGTCTTTCCGACGCCGTCGGCCCACTTCTGCAGCCAGGACTTGTCGGACGTGTAGAAGGTCCCGGTGACCGCCATCTCGGCGGCGATGAACTGGCGGATTCCGACGAGGCCGTTGGTCTCGGCCACGGAGTTGTCCTCGGGGAATGCCTGGGCCTCCTTGTCCCAGCCAAGGTCCTTTAGCGGAGTCGTCGTGCCGAACTTGACGTTTACGAAGTTGGGGTGCGACTGGATCGGCTGGGTCGAGCCGGAGAAGTCCGCCGCCCATTGGATCGGCGTGTAGCTGCCGGACTCGAGCCCGACGTACTCCGAGACCACGGTGGCCCAGGCGCCGTCCATCGTGTAGCTGCTGCGGTGGCATTGGAGCCTGCCGTCCTCGGGGTGGGCGTCGAGCTTCTGCGGGCGGGAGCCCACGCTTTCCTTCTTGCAGCGGAAGGTGAGGCGCGAGGTGAGCAGGCCGAATCCGTCGTTGTCGATGGACCAGCCGGGCTGCAGCTCGAGGCCGGGGACGTTTCCTTTGGTGACGAGTGCCATGGTCAGGCGAGCATTGTGCCGGTCGAGCCTGTGAGGCTAGGACGATTAGGCAAGGTGATGGGCGGGACGTAGCCGCCGTTTGACGGCCCGCTGGCGGGCTTGGTGAAGTCGGTGTTCATGATGTTGCCCTTGGCCTTTATCTCGGCCAGGATGTCGCGGATCTGCTTCTGCACCTCGAGGGAGTTGCGCTGGAAGTCGACGAGCCCGGCGACCTCCCCGGCCATCCCGCCGCCGATTGCGCGAAGGGACGAGACCGTGGGCTGGCTGGCCTCGGTGAACTCAAGGGGGGATGTCTTGGACTTGATCTCCTTGGGCTTCTTCTTGGATTCCTTATCGGCCGCCTGGGCGGCCTTCTTGGCATCCTCATCGGCGCGGGCAGCAAGTGCGGCTGCCGCTGCGGCATCGGGTGTCGGTTTGCTTGCCTGCTCTGCAGCCTTGCGCGCCCTCTCAAGCGATTCCAAGACCTGAGCCTGGATGCGCGGATCTGCGGAGGCGACTCCAGCGGTTAATCCGAAACCGCCGAGCGCGGCTTGACCGGCGGCCGGACCGGCGAGTCGGCGAAGTCGCTCCTGCTCTGCGGCGAGGATGGCTCGGCCCTGAGGGTCTTCCTCCAGGAATCGCTGGGTGGCCTGTTGCCTGGCGGAGATTAGCCGCTCGCGATTCTGCCTTGCTCGCTCCTCGCGTGCTTGCTGGCGGAGGAACGCTGCCTCGGCTGATGTGAGTCCCTCCGTTCCCTCGATGGCCCCGGCGATGTCGAACCCCTTGGCTAGCACGTCCTGAAGGGCTCCGGCTTCCTTGCCCAGCGCTGCGATGGCGAGCTGCGCCCGCTTGGCAGGGTCCTCGGTGGTGGCAAGCGCGGCGGCCAGACGGCGCAGGACATCCTGGGGCGTAGTCTTCTCAAGGTTTGTCAGGTTGACGCCGAGGGCGGACAGGGCGTCGGCGGCCTCAAGGTTTCCCTCCTTGGCCGCGGCGATCAGGTCGCTGGCCATCTTGAAGGACTTCCCGACCTTCTCGACGGAAAGGTCAGTTGCGTCGGCCGCGGCCTCTACGGCCTGGAACGCCTCGACCGTCACTCCCATCTTGTTGGCCGAGGCCTGCAGGCTAGCCCCCCAGTCGAATGCGTCCTTTCGCTTCTGGCGAATCTCCTCGATCTTGGCGCCTATCTTGCCGATCGCCATCCCGACCAGCGCCATCGGGGCGAGCATCCCGGCGAGCTGCTGGCCGAACTGCACGCCGAAGGTCTTGACTCGTTTCTCGACGCCCTCGACGACTCGGGAGGCGTTGTCCCGGGCGGAGATGGTCATCTGCAGGTCTTGGCTCATTTTGCTTCCTCTACTTTTGAGAGGGAGTCAATCAGAGCCTCGTCGTCGGTGGTCAGCAGGTGCAGCTCTCCGCCGTCGTTTATGGCGAATGCCGTGGACAGCCAGATGGCCCTGGTCTCGGGCATCTGCAGGGCGTCCGCGTAGGTCACGCCGTGGCTGACCAGGTTGCACAGGACCGCCAGCTCCCAGGGCATCGATGCCGAGGGCGAGCCGCTCCCCTCCTTCTTCTCGTAGAACCTCGGCCACGCGTCGTCGTTGTGGGAGTAGGCGATGAAGGCCCGGCACGCGGCCTCGAACCGGGCGGGGAAAATGCTGAGCATCAGCCCCAGCCAGCGCTCCCGCAGCCCCAGCCGGCCGACCCCGGTCTCGGAGCAGACTTGGAGGGCGATGATGAGGTCGGGCACGGTGATCGGCTGGTCCTGCCGCATCAGGGGGGAATCCAGCCCCTCCAGCCAGATGCGGTACTTGAGGCACCAGGGGTAAAGGGTGTATCCCTCGACCTTGATGCGGGAAGGGGTCAGAAATGCCCTCAGAAAGCGTTTGTCCATTTGGGAATGGTAGGACTAGGGGTCTACCGTCAAAAGGCCTCCTGGGGCAAGCCAGATAGCAAAGAATGAGGGCCGCCGTTACTGGCGACCCTGTTTCCCACCTTATTCAAGCAAGGTGTCAGAATCTAACCTCAGGCGACGTCCTCGTAGTCGACCGCGGTGACCGAGATGCGCATGAACCCCTTGGCCTCGCCGGCCTCGGTGATGGCCGTGATCCAGCCGGTGAAGGCGATGCCGTTGCCGGTGAAGGAGAGGGCGTCGCCGATGGCGGCCGTGTAGGAGCTGGGAACCAGGCCGTCGACGGTCAGGTTGGTGCGCTCGTCGTAGTAGCGGACGGCGATGACCATGCCGTCCTTGTCTGCGACCTCGTCGGCGTTGGCCCAGGACTTGCTGACGTTGTAGGACTGGACGGTCAGCCCGGTGACGGTGCCGTTGATTCCGTGAATGTGGGCGGTGCCCTTGACGACAGGTGAGGCCATGGTGTTTAACTATGGGCGGGAAGTAAAAACCGACCTCAGGGTGCCAGCACGGCCTTGACCTCGTAGGTGTAGCTGGTGCCGAAAGTGCGCTCCCCCCTGCCGTCCTCCATCGCCTTGAAGTCGCAGGAGTACATCGTAGCGTCGCCCGCGGCGGTGAAGACGGTGGCCAGCCCGGCCTCGTCCTGGAAGGCGCTCATGACCTTCTCGGACCTCTCGCGGTGGAGGCTCGCGGCGTTGGTCTCGTCCGTCTCGGTGACGACCATGACGGTCAGGGTGCAGCGGAAGTTGCCGAGGCCCTGGGCGATCTCGGGAATGTCGCTGACCGAGTCCACCGTGGCGACGACGATGGGCAGGGTGTTGATGGCGGCCGAGACGCCGGCGACGATCTGGACGCCTGTCAGCACCTGGTTGCCCAGATGGGTGACGGCCGCGGTCTCGACGATCTCTCTGATGGATTTGTATCCCATGGTGTTTTAAATGGTGGGCCTTCCCCCTTGGTTCCAGACGCGAATGCTGTCGGACATCTTCCTCTGGTAGGGGCGCATGCTGATCTGGTCCATTCGGTAGTTTATCACCTTCATCTTTGTAGCCGTGTCGTCGCCCACACCGTTGACGTTGCCCATCGGGTTTCGGATGACGATGAAGTCGGCTGGGGACATCCCGGTGAACTTGCCGAAGAAGTTGGCGGAGTAGCGGACCTCGCCCCTGCCGGCCAGCCTGTAGAGGTGCTTCTGCAACCCCTTCTGCGCCGAGATGAGGTACTGGCCCTTGATGCGAATAGTGCCGATGCTGGTGATGACCCGAAGCCAGCCGGACTGCAGGGTGCCGACCAGGTCCTGCTGGGCCTTGATGTAGCGGTCCAGCATCCTAGGCTCGGCGAAGTAGGGATGCCTCTTGATCTGCTCGTCGGGGCCTCCCTTGCGGGTGATGCGTCCCCGGTAGGCCTTGCGCTGCTCCTGGTGCTTGCCCCTTATCTCGCCCATATCCGTCAAGACGTAGCTCGTGCCGAACTCGCGCCCCCTTCCGAGGTAGAGGTTGCGGGCCTTGTTGAGCGCCCGCTCGGGGATGGGGTCCTGGTGAATCGCCTCGAGCACGGCCGAGACCTTGCCTCCCCTGAGGGGCCTGTCCCGCCAGGCCATGAACTCCTTCATCCCTCCGTAGGTCGGGTCGATGGCGGCCCGAAGGGTTGCGTTTAGCGGGGCGAACATCGAGCGGATGTCGCGCTCGACCGCCTCCATGCCCTGCAGCTTGGCCTTGCGGCTGTCACCGAGACCGCCTCCCATGGGGATCGGAGGCGAGAACTTGATGAAGGCCCTGGCCGCCAGCGCGGCCTCCTGCTTTATCATCTCCCTCTCAACCTCCCTGATGTGCACGCGGAAGCCGCGCAGGTTGGCGAGCAGGCGCTCCTGCTTGGACAGGGTGGTCCTGATGGAGATGTCCGGGCGCATCAGCGCTGGTCCTCGGCTCGGACCCTCAGGACGACCCAGGCGGAGCCGGGCTTGTAGCCGACCTCCATGATGCGGTATCGGCGGCTGGCCTGCTCGGTGGCGATGAGTATCTTTCCGATCGCGAGCTGGGAGACAGGCTGGCCGGCGGAGATGGCCGCGGCGCAGGCCGAGCCGTAGGCCGTTGTCCAGGCCGCCGTCTCGGCTACCAGACGGACCTCGTGATTGACGACCTCGGTGTAGCCTCCGGCATCCAGGGACTGCGAGATGATGGGCTGCCCGATGATGGCCTGCCATGACGGAGTCCCGCCGACGGCCGTCCAGGTCTGGACTAGGTCGCGCATGTCGCCGAGGGCTTCCTTGGCGTCGGCGATGAGCTCGCTGGTCTGCATAACTATGAGACGGAGACAAAAAAAGAGGGCCCCCGAAGGGGCCCCCAAGGTCGGTCAATCCGAAGATTAGACCGTGTCCTCGAAGCGGACGAGCGAGGCGGCGCGGCCAACGGCGGCTCCGAAGAGCAGGGTCGCCGTGACGTTCATGTAGCCGGACTGCTCCTGGCCGACGATGATCTGGACGCCGAGGCCGGTGTCGGGGTCGGTCGCGTTGGCGACTTCCCAGCCGGGGATCTCGGTGTAGGGGAGGGCCGCGGCGACGGCGATGGCGTCAGCGCCACCCATGAAGCCGGCGAGGTCCTCGCTGTTGTCGGCGAGGTTGCTCCACTGGTACACTTCGGCGCCGGCGAGGGTGCCGATGCGGCCGGAGGAGATGACCTGCGCGCCGAGGCCGTTGGCGCCGACGATGGTCGAGTCACCGAGGAGGTCCTGGGTGTACTTGTTGTTGAGGACGAGCACGCGGGGCTCGGCGGCCTTGTTGTCGTCGAGGGTCTTCTTGGCGGTCAGCACCTCGGAGTAGGCGAGGGCGGCGCCGGAGACGACGTCGGACGAGTAGTTGGCGACGGTCAGGATGGCGCCGATCTCCTCCATGCACTTCTGCGCGAGGGCGTTGGCGGCCGTCACGGTGAAGTTGTCGACGAAGAAGGACGCGCCGTACTCCTTAAGGTTCAGCGGGGTCACGCGGGTCGACACCTTGAAATGCTTGAGGGTGACGTCGGACTTGGTGACGGTCGCGTCGTCCTGGGTCAGGTAGCCGCCGGTCGAGAACTCGGTGGCGGTGGAGGTGCCGATGAGGGGAACCTGGATGGTCTTGCCCGACGACTGGGGGGTCGAGGTGAAGACGCGGCTCATGCTGCGGAGCACGGGCAGCTTGTTCTTGAGGGACGCGATCACGCCGTCGGCGAGGACAGCGGGGGCGGCCTGGATGGAGTTAGCCATGATGGATTAGGATGGGTGGGTGATGGGTGGGTGAAAGTATCAGCTGCGCATCGCGGCCATGATGGCGTTGCGGTTGGCGGCGAAGAAGGCGGAGCGCTCGTGGCCGGTGAGGGCCATGTACTGCTCGAGGATGTTGCCCTTGGGGGCGGCGTCGATGGCCGGGTTGGTCTCGACAGGGGCCACGCCGACGGAGGCGGCGATGACGGCGGCCTCCTCGGAGGCGCTGAGGGCGGAGGCGGCGGCGGCCTCGACCTTGCTGTTGAGCTCGGTGGCGAGCTTGGTGGAGGCCTCGAGGGCGGCGGTCAGCTCGGCGATCTTGGAGTCGCGGGCCTCGATCTCGGCCTTGTGGGCCTCGGCGGCCTCGACGGCCTTGGCGGCGATCTCGTCGCGGTTGGACACGGCCTCGGCCAGGTTGGCCTGGACGGCGGCGAGGGTTTCCTCGATGGTGTTGTGCTCCATAAAAGTGGGCGATGAGTAAAAAGCGGACTCGCTTTCAAGTTGCCTCGCCTTGCGCTCGGCCCACTTGGCGGCGTCCATCTTGTCGCCGGACGTCGAGCCGCCCCATAGCAGCCAGGCGACCGCGCCGGCTCCGGGGAAGTCCTCGTTGTCGGGGTCGTTCTTCGGGGCAGACATGTCGCCCTTGTGGCGCTCGAACCAAGGCCCCATCCTCCGCACCTTGTCCTCGGAGATCATCCCCTCCTCGGCCATGTCGCGGGCCTCGCGGATAGTCTTGTCGGTGACGCCGTCGCCGGACTTCCCTTCCTTGTGGTACTCCAGCCCGCGCCGCGCGTTGTCGCGGATGAACTTGGGAACCTCGACCTCGAGGGGCATTAGGCGTTGAGGGTCGCGATTAGCTCGGACATGGAGCCGACCAGGCCTGTGACCATTCCCTTGCGGGCGGCGGTCTTGCCTGTGAACACCTGTCCCTGCATGTCCTCGTCGGAGACCATCTTGCGCTTGGCAAGCACTGCGGCCTTGAAGTCGGCGTGCAGCTCGTCGACCTGTGCCTGGAGGTCTGCCTTCTGCTCGTCGGTCAGGCTGGTGCCCTCGATGCCGGCGCCCTTGAGCTTGCCGGCCTTGATGACCTGCATCGAGACGCCGGCCTGCTTGAAGGCCTCGGAGAAGTCGGGGATGGCCATGTAGACGCCGACGCTGCCGACGGTGGCAGAGGGAGTGGCGACGAACCGGTCGGCGGCGCTGCCGATCCAGTAGGCGGCGGACGCGGCCTCGGTGTCGGTGAAGGCGACCGTGGGCTTGCTCATCCTGGCGAGCATCGCCGCGGCCTCCTCGACGCCGGTGACGGTGCCGCCGGGGCTGGAGATGTCGACCAGGACGACCTCGACCTCGGGGTCGGATTCCATCAGCTCGAGGTCCGTGGTGAACTCGTCGAGGTCGACGGCGCCGGTCATGCGGTCGATGGGCGCGAGGCTCTTGCCGACGACCCCGCGTAGGGGGACGACGCCGACCTTGCCGGCCTTGTAGGCCTTGGGCTTCTCGCCGAAGAACTGGGCGATCATGTCGGAGATGCCGAAGGCGGAGGCCGCGTCGGCGTGCTGGCGCGCGCGGACAGGCTCGATGAGAAGGGCCTCGCGGCCGGATAGGGCGTTGGTAAGGAATCGCATGATTAAGGGGTGGGCTCGGCGGGAGGCTCGGCCAGGTCCATGTTCTCGGCGACAGGCGGGGGCGTCTGGTCGTTGGCCTGCCCCTGCTGGAGCCAGTTGAAGCCGGGCTTGTAGAGCATCCAGGCAGGGATCTTGGACTTCTTCGCGAGGTCGATGATGTAGGCCATGTCGGCGGCGCGCTTCTCCATCTCCTCGCGGAAGTCCATTCCACGCTGGGAATAGAGCTCGGACATGGACATGAGGCCCATCTCGACGTCGGCTCGGTCGTTGGCGGCCTCGCGGCCCGCGTCGACGGTGACGCGCTTCGGTGTCGTCCATGACGCCTTCTGCCAGCCGTCGATGTCAGGCAGCTCGCCCTTGGCGATGGCGTCGCCGATGACGTATCCCCATGTCGGGGTGCAGATTTGGTCGATGAGGATCTGCTGATGCCGGCCGGCGACCCTGTCCATCTTGGCGACGACCAGGCGGACGACGGCGCCGCCAATCTTGGAGGGGTCGTTCGTGAACTCGTAGGGCAGGATGCCGCGGGCGATGTCCCGCTGGATGGCCTCGAGGAAGCCGTTGAACGTCGGGGAGGGACGGTTGCTCTGGAAGGATACCAGGTCCTCGCCGGGCTCGAGCGCGATGAACTTGCCGCCCAGCCCGACGCCCAGCGCGTCCGCGGCCTGCGGGTTGGACGCCAGCTCGGAGGCCAAGTCGGGGCCGAACTCGCCGCCCTGCTTCTTCAGGACTCGCGTGATCTCGGAGGCGTCCTTGACGGCGGACTTCTCCATCGCGAGGATCTCCATCTCGTCCTGGATGTCATTGAGGCTGTGCTGAATCAGCGGGAGGCCGCGGGCCCCTGAGATGAACTCGGGGTCGTAGACCTGCATGACGGAGTTGGAAGGCAGGAGCCTAGAGGAGCCGTCGCTGCGGTAGACGTTGTACGCCTGCACCTCGCCGTAGGAGCCGAACAGGATGCCGTCGTGCATGCGCTCGGGCACGTTGCCGTCGGGGTCGCCGACGCGGTGGGCCTCGATGCCTTGGAGCTTGGCCACGCCTGTGGCGTTGCGGACCTTCGCCAAGAAGAAGTCGCCGTCCAGAACCCAGCGGCGCTCGGAGATGCGGAGGAGGTCGTTGAAGGAGAAGCGGCCGGTGATGTCGCAGCGGCGGGACCACTCGGCGAAGTAGGCCTCGGCCGCGGCATTCCACTCGGGGTCGGCAGAGTGGGCCTGCGCCCGGAAGCCGTCGCCCACCGTGTAGAGGACGAGGTCCCCGACGATCTGGCGGACCATGCCGGAGTTGCGCTCGCCCCAGCGGACCTTGCGCAGCATCTCGTTGCGCTTGGCGGGCGTCAGGTCCTTGCGCTGGTCCTGGGCCTGCGACAGCCAGAGGAACGAGCGGCGGCCTGTGAATCGCGTGGACTCGTAGCCGGCGCCGGTGCCGCCGTTGTAGGCCCCGGCCTTTCCGGCCTTGGCTGCCTTGCCCTTAGGGGCCGGGACTTTGTTGGTGGGCTTGCGGGGCATAGAATCAGAAGCCGTCGAACTGCCTCCAGTCGGTGCGGATGACGGTCACTCGCCTGCCGTAGGTGGCGGGGTCGAGGAGCTGCAGGGCGTGCTTGCACTCGGCCAGCATGTCCTCGGGCTTCATCGAGAACTGCTTGCTGAACGAGGAGCCGTCGCCGGGCGAGTAGCTCATCGTCGTCTTGCCCTCGGTGATGAGGGAGACCGCCTTGGCGCGGATGGCAAGGAGCTCCGACTCGGACAGGCCGATGAAAATGCCTTTGGTCATTTACTTATGGCGGCAGGGAAAAAGCACGGTCACGTCCGCCCCTCCTCCGGCTGCCCCTCGGGCTGCACCTCCGAGGCCTTGTCCCGACCGACGACTCCCCACCTGATCGCGACCAGGGCGGCGAGACACTCGCAGTCGAGCGCGTGGTTGTCCATCTTCCCCTGGGGCAGTATCCACATCGGCTTGCCTGTGCGCCTGTCCTTGACCCGGACCTCGGCGTCCATCTGCGCGACGTAGTCCTCGCCGATGTCGACAGGGAACGTGTGCAGCCGGCGGGACCGCAGCCCGAAGACGATGTCCTTGATGGCCAGGTTGGAGAAGGAGATGAGGCGCGCCCTCGCCCGCTGGCCGGGAAGCATGACCATCTGCGGCTCGGAGTAGAAGCGGCGCTTGCCGGGGCCGACGGAGAAGTCCGGCTGGCCCGACCCCTTGGCGACCTTCCAGTCCCGCTTGGCGCACTCGGAGTAGACCATCTGCGTCTGGTCGCCCGAGTCGACCATGACCATGGCCCTGTGCACGCCGTGGCTGACCGCCAGGGCCTCGACGTCCTGCCAGGTCTCCAGCCGGCCGAACCACCTGAGCCTCGACTCTCCCCGGGCCGACCAGGATCTGACGACCGCCCAGAAGTGGAGGCCTCCCTTCTGCTGCACGTCGACGCCCATCGTCCGCAGCGGTATCGCCGCAGGGTCGCTGTCCGGCTTGCCGTCGTGCAGCTTGGGACGGCCGTTGACCGCGGCCACGTAGGCCTCGCCATCCCACCCATCGCCGAGCCTGTAGTCGCTGGCCTTGATGTCGGTCAGCATCGAGCCGCCCTCCTCGGCCCAGGGAAGGGCCAGCCGCTTCTGCTTGAAGATGCGCCGCGGGCTCTCGTCGCCGTAGGTGTCGCTGGCCTCCTTGGCCTCGAGCATCATCACCCCGAGCTCGCCCCAGCTCATCGAGGCCAGGCTGTTCCAATGCAGCCCGACGTGGCCCGCCTTATTCGCAGGGGCGGTCGCGATGAACGTGGCGCCGCGCCCGGGGTCGTTCGCCTTCGCCCTCGTTCCCGCCGTGTCGGGCAGTCGGGCCGAGCACCTGGCGCACTCGTAGGTCGTGCCGGCCGCGACCTTGGCCTTGTCCCAGCCGCTAGTCGACTTGGCTTCCTCGGGGAATCGGACGAACTCCCACAGCCAAGGCTGGAGGTGGCCGCAGCTCGGGCAGGACATGTGCCAGTCGCGCTGGTCGGTCGAGCGGTGCAGCACGTCCCACGCGTCGCCCTCCGTCCCGCCCTGCGACATGAACAGACGCTTCCCCATCCAGCCGAAGGCGGTCACTCGCGCCGACGCCTCGGCCAAGGCCTCCTTCGGCCATAGCCAGATCTCGTCGCCGATCAGGTATCGGATGGCGCGCCGCTGGAGGTTCTTCTCGTTCCAGGCCCCGAGCACCCAGCACGTCATGTCCTGGAACTGGATGGTCGACGACCTCTCGAACTCCGGCACCAGCTTGGACTTAACAGGCGGGCAGTTGTCCCACAGCGGTCGCAGCGAGGTCAGGTTGAAGTCCCGCGCGTTCTGGTCGGTGTCCTGCAGGACGAGCGTCGGGCCCGGGGCGCGTCCCGCTATGTGGCACGTGGCAAGGCGGGCGAGCAAGGTCTTGCCGGACTGAATGGACGCCAGCACCGTGACCAGCCTCGTCTCGGGGTCCGCCCAGATCCGCAGCGCCTCCGCCACCCAGGGCGTACGCTCGGAGCGGTAAGGTCCAGGCATCGGCGAGTCGGGGATGGACAAGATGTTGTCCTGGCACCACTCGACCACGTCCCCGGTGTCCGACACGCGGAGCACGTCCAGACCGACCGCCCTCAGCCCGGCGTCAGTCGCCATCGCCGTCGACCCTCTCGGTCAGCTGCTGGCGAGTCGAGCGCACCCAGGCCTCGAGAGCCTTGACGGCCTGCGGCGGGTTGTCGGGATTCGCCTTCTCGGCGACCTCGAGCGCCAGCTTGTCGAGCCGGGAGACGACCTCGGCCATCAGCTCGCGCATCGTCGCCTCCGCCACCTCGCGCTTGATGAAGTCCTTGGCGTTGACCGCCCTCCTCTCCTGCTCCTCCTCCAGGTTGATGAGGGTCTTCAGCGATTGGTTGTACGCGGTCTGGTAGGTGGCCTGCTTCGGGTCGCCGCCGGCCATCGCGGACTCCCAGACTCCCTGGGCGGTCGCGACGAGCTGACGGTGGCGGGCGATGGTCGACGCGAGCGTGCCGTCGTCCAGCGAGTCCAGCCGGCTGGGGAGCGGCGCCTGCGCCACGGCCTTCCTCGCCTCCCGCCAAGCCAGGGCGGCCTCGACGCTGTCGGCCGGCATGCCCTCGCGGATCAGCACGCCGACACGCTGGCCGGACACGCCCAGGGCGGCGCCGAGCTCCGCGTTTGTCAGTCGTTTTTTCGTCATTTATCGAAACCCGGCCGTTTTTGAGAGGATTTGCGTAAAAAAACCCCGGGGCGTGCCGCCACGCGTTTGATAGGGGGGGGGTGCAAGAGATTCCTTCCGGGCCCCTTTCCGGGCGTTTTTCGCGGTTTCAGCACGCGAGACGTCTCCGATGCCGCGTGCTTGCGTCCGACGGCCACCTCGGGCCACCTGAGCGTGCCTTTGGCCACGTCCCCGAGCGCAGCGCGGATCTGTCGAGCGCGCCAGAACATCGCTTGCTTGGTTATCCCGAATCGCTTGCACAGCTGCGCGAGGTTCGTGCCGGTGTCCTCCCCCAGTAGCGTGCGGATGAAGATGAGGTGCAGCAGCATTTGGCCATCGGCGAACCTGGACAGGATCTGGAACATCTTCAGCATCCGCAGTCTTAGCTCGCGGTCGGAGATGAAGCTGACCTCCTCGGTGTTCGGGTCGAACGTGTCGACCTGAGCCGCCATCGATTCCCAGGCGGGATGGTTGGGTATGACCGGGAACACGTTGCCGGCCACAGGTTGCTCGGCGTAGGGCAGTATGCCCTTTGCCCGCCACCTGTCCTGCTCCTTCGCGGCGAGCGAGTAGAACCACTCGTCGAACGTTCGTTCCTCCTCGCGCTCGTATCTCATTCCATGTCGACGTCGTCTATGTCGCCGATCTCGGCCGTGACCTGGGCCACCTTAAAAACGTACGTGTTCAGATCGCCGGACACGCCGTGCGCGAGGGCCACGCGCTCGCTGTGGTTGCGGCCGCTGATCTGGCGGGCGTAGGTGTAAGGCGCCACGCGCACGTAGACGACGAAGTGGTCGCTGTGCTTGGACAGAATCCTGCACGCCTCGGCGACAGCCGCTTCCGCCTGTTCCCGGTTGTGCTTGTCCTGCAGGTCCATCTTGCCGCCGACTCTGAGACGGCATTGAGATTAAACCTAGGACAAAATGTGCCAAGTCAAGGAGACCAGGTCGAATCTGACCAGGTTGCGTCGCCTGAGGTTGCTCAGCAGCTTCTCGGCGTCCTTGGTCGTCGATGGATGCCCGGCGATGCCCAGGGCAGTCCTGAGAGCGTCCCTGAGCTCGAGGGATGGGATGGAGGCCGGGAGGATGGAGATGATCTGAAGGATTGCCTCGGTGCGCTTTGCCGCCCTCTCCTTCCTCGCCGTGTTTATCCTGTCGAGGTTGGAGCGCATGGACTCGGGATGGGTGAGCCATCGCTGGCGCCAATAGTCGGACTGCCTCCGCATGGCCTGGACCTTTCTCCATGACCTAGCCTTGGCGATCTGCCTGGCCTTCCCAGTCTTGCCCTCCCGGTTCGGATTCATTGTCTTCGGATTAGGGGACAATGTGAGAGACCGCCGCCGGGGCTTTAGCCCCCAGGCTAGGCGTGTCTCTCTTTATTTCCTCTCTCTCCCCTAAAGGGGGAGAGGAAATACTACGTGCGACAGGCGTGCGACACGGCCGTGCGACATGGGGGGATGTGGGGTGGGTTTTGGTCATAAAATGACAGGGTTTGCCGGAAATGCCCCCTAGGATGCCCTAGGAGGCGTTTTGGTCAGTAATCCGATACCACCCTAGGGGTATGGCGTGAAACGGCCTCTGAGGGCAAGCCAGAGGGGTCTATCGGTGTCCTGCGTTCCCAGCAGACCACCCCAGCCTCCCTTGAGTGGCGCAGGGGGATGGAGCGGGTGTATTCGCCTGTCGCGGGGTCCTTGGCGCCGGCCCTGCCCCCTCGCTTGGCCAGTCGGAGGTTGTAATGGGGCAGATCGCCGGAGTCGGGCTCCTTCTGCAGGACGGCCACGGCGCGGAACCAGTTGGCGAACTCTGCCGAGCCCCCGCCGGCGTAGGCCAGGGAGTCGATGTCGGTCGGGGCGGCGTCCTTGGCCGACTTGGGCTTGGTGGTATGGTGAAGCGCCATGAGGACGACGCCGGTCTCCTGCAGGACAGGTTGGAGGATGTGTCGGAGGAATCGGGAGGCCTGCTCCTGGTCGGAGACGTTGATGCCAGCGTAGGCCAGGATGGGGTCGACCCAGAGGAGGTCGGCGGAGTGTCGGATGACTAGCTCGCGGATGAGGTTGCCGAACTCCTCGCCGGTGCGGACGGCCTCGCGGTAGAAGTGGACGCGGTCGGCGATCTGGTCGACGAGGCCTGTGGCGGACGAGGCGATGCCCATGCCGCGCATGATGTCCTGGAGCCCCTCGGCGATGTCCGCGGCGTCGTTCTCGGCCTGCAGGATGACGGAGCGGAGCGGGCCCTTGCGGGACTTGAGGCCGAAGGGTTCCTGGCCTAGGGCCCAGCCCAGGGCGAGCTGCGTGCAGAGGGCGGACTTGCCCGAGCCGGTGGTGCCGACGATGAGGCAGGAGCCTCCGCGGCAGAGCCAGCGGTTGCCGATGACGGCGTTGGGGTCGGTGGCTCGGTCGATGGCGAGGAGGTCGCGGACCTTGAACTCGACGGCTCCTGTGTCGCCCTGCTTGCGGACGGTGGCCATCTCGGCGAGGCCTGCGGCGTGGTCGCGGAGGTCGTCCAGGGTGAAGGCGCCGGACTCGGCGCGCTCGGCGATCTGCTTGGCCTTGCGGGCGAACTCCCTGAGGCGGGATGCCTGGAGGACCTGCTGCTGCCATCGGGAGGCCTGGGGGGCGGGTGCGTAGAGGGACGAGGAGACGGCGTTGACGCCGGCGTGGCCCCCGACGAGGTCGAGCTGACGGCGCTCGGTCAGGACGGCGATGACGGAGATCTCGTCGGCGGGGTTTCCGTCCTCGGTGGTGGCGAGGATGGCCGACCAGTGGGACTGGTTGGCGGGCTCGGAGAAGTGCTCGGGGCGGAGGTCGGCGCGGGAGACCTTGAGCCAGTCGGCGTCGAAGTAGGCGTTGGCGAGAAGGAGACGCTCGGCCTCGACCGGGTAGAGGTCGGGGTTGGTGGGTTTCATGGCGTGGGGATGGTTGTGGGGTTGGTTCGTTCGGTTCGGTTTTGTCTCAGTCCGTCCATCGAGTCAACCCAAGGACATTCTCGGCCTCCGGGGTGACCTTGTAATGAGGGACAGGAGTAGGGCCCCTGTTGTCGTGGGCGATCTTGTACTTGCGTATCTCCGTGATCTGGCGGTTCTCGATCATGCGGCGGATGGTCTGATTGACGTAGCCTTGGGAGATGCGGAGGCTCAGTCGGATGTCCCTGGACGAGTACCAGCCTGGAGGCACGGTGTCGACGTCGGGCTGGCGGAGCATTCGGAGTAGCTCCTTGGTCGAGGGGCGGTGGCCTAGGGGCTGGTCGCTCATGGCAGTCTCCAGGGCTGTCCCTCGAGGGCGAGGGGATGGACGTAGAGGGAGGGCACGGCGACGTCGTCGGCGAACTCCCCGAAGGCGCAGCCTGGCATCCAGCTGAATGTCTTCAGGCGGCCGGCAGCGTAGGAGGCCAGGGGAGAGGCGCGTCGCTGGAGGGTGCCGGCGTTGATGCCCATCGGAGCGTCGTCACGGTTCCCGATTGCCCAGCCGGGGGAGTGGGTATGGTTGAAGATGACGGTCGAGATGCCGCCGCGAGCGTAGGCCTGGGCCATGTCTCGGGCGGCGTTGACGTTGAATACCGAGCCGTGGGTGATGAGCAGGGTCTCGCCGAGAAGGTAGCCTGTCCAGATCCCACGGTACTCGACGTAGGTCCCGCCGGCGCGGCGGACGACCGCCTTCATCTCGGACTGGATGCGGAATGCGG